TACATAATATAAATTGTAAATGATATAAATTGATATAAAGAAATAGTACATAATATAAATTGATATAAAGAAATATCACATAATATAAATTGATATAAAGAAATAGTACATAATATAAATTGATATAAAGAAATAGTACATAATATAAATTGATATAAAATACTATCACACACACATAGCGCAAAGTTCAAAAACCAAAATTAATTGTTGATCAACAACTTACGAATCTTATCATTCATATTAGCATGAGCAATATGATACTCCGTCTTATTATGATTATATCTACCTGACCGTATAAAAATTTTTCCACATATCTCACATTCCAATTTATCCTTAGGATCTGCTTTTACATCTACACATGGCCTCCCTATTTTTTTTGATTTATAAATAGCTTTACCGATAGGTTTTTGAACATATTTCAATTCTTCAACAGTATAGTCGCACAAATTTTTGTTGTGTTTAATTTTTCTCTGAATTCTCTTGATCGACATATTTATAAATATAAGTAATATATTTTAAAATACAGATTTCTATATACCCACGAGATAAATATATTATCATATATTATCAATAAATGTTAAACTATAAAGATGGTAGATTAATAGCAAAAGTAAAAGGAGGCAAAAAAAATGGAAAGATACTTTATTTAGATGAACAAGAAAGTAAAGATGGAGTCAATCATATAGAAATACCAGACGGAATGTTTATTCCACTAGCAGACGCAGATAAAAGAGAAGTAGTATATATAGCAGGACCATCTGGATCAGGTAAGAGCACCTATTCAGCAGATTATATTAATAGTTTCATGACAATTTTCCCTAAACAAGAATTATTCGTTTTTTCAAGAACAGACGTAGAAAACGATCCAGCATTTGCACACTTAGATTTTAACCAAGTATTAATAGACGATTCACTAATAGAAAATCCAATAGATATAACAGAAGAACTAACAGAGGGATGCATCATACTATTTGATGATGTAAATACAATACAAAATGAAGCACTAAAAAAAGCAGTAGATAAATTAATGGCAGACATAATGGAATGTGGAAGAAAACTAGGAATATATTGTGTAATAACTAATCATCTCGTAATACCTAATGAACGAAAAATAGCTAGAACTATATTAAATGAATGTACATCATTAACTGTATTTCCAAAATCAGGTTCTATACAACAAATAAAATATGTTTTGAAAACATATTTTGGCTACAGCAATAATATGATAGAAAATTTTCTAAAAACAAAAAGTAGATGGATAACATTTTATAAGACATATCCCCAATTAGTACTAACCCAATATGAATGTTATATACCAAATTAAAGAATTTTTCCAGTATACAAATATATATAATAATAGTATATGATCAATAGATTTAACGTATTAAAAAATATCGGTATAAAACCAGAATCGTCGATACCGAAAAATTTAATAGATAGAGTTGACTTAATTTTATTAAATGAAAGAGATGAATGGAAAATATTTGGAAGTTCCATGTATAGAATACAAAAATATTATGGAGATATTGATGTCCGTGAAACATATGTCGACAACAAAAGTGTTGGAGATATATTAAATAAAGCAGCAGAAACAATAAAAAAAATAGTAAGAGATATAAATAGTACACCTATCTCATATTTTTCTGAATTTAAAGCTGGGCTAGATTTAAGATATGATATTGATATTGGTAAACCAAATAATGGAATCTATCATCCATTAAAAGAAGCGATACCAAAAATAAAAATATTATACAAACAAAAATTATTAGATAATACTGAATACAAAACATTAATAGAAATATTAAAATTAACAGAAACAAATGCGAATAATTATGATATATGTTATAATATATTACGAGAAAGAAGAATATTAAGATGGACATCAAAAGAAGTTATACAAGGTTATAAATTATTACCAAATGGGGTAATGATGAATTTAGTACATGCAATGGGGATGAAAACACATATTAAAATAGATTATATTACAGTTTCAAATGGAAATTTTATTGAAATAACGAATATTATTTTTCTAGGTAAAATTAATAAAAATAAAAAAGGAAGTATCATTGATTTTATTAATGTTGATGATAATTATAATAGTAGTCATGTATATGTAAAACAAATGAGAGAAGAGATAGAAAAATTATTTTATAGTGATTTTTATTTTTCATTATTCAAATGTATGAAAAGAGTATTCGCATTAACTAAAAGTTTTTATAAATATGCATTAGATATTAATGACAATGAAAAAATTAATTATTATGGTAGTATTATTTTAGAATTATCACCAATTATTTCAGGTGATATATCATCACTATATCAGATTAAGAGCTTTCTCTCAAGCATAAAAAGATTGTATGAATTAAAAGTATCAATACCTGAAGAATTATTGATGAAGCAATTATATTCAATACAATTTAACATAACGAATTTATTATTCATTAAGAATGATGATTTTATTAATTTTAACAAAATCATATCCATTTTTGAACAAGACAAGAATATATCTTCAAGACAAAAATTAATATCTGCATTAGATAATTATTTCCAACATCTAACTAATCAAAGGACATTATTTAGAATAGATGAATTTAGTTTTAATCCATTACCAGAAATATTTGTTCCATTATTTAAAATTTATAATCATGAAAAAATAAAATTATATTTAGATGATGTATTAACATTTAAAATTACAGAGAGTAAAGATGGATTTACATATATTAAAGATAATCATGGAGAATTAATATTAAAAACATCAATAAAACCAAAATTATTTTCATTTCCCAAAGAAAAATTATCTGGTTTGATTAGAGAAAAAGATTTTGATAGTTACAAATTAGAATTAGAAGAAAATGGATTATCTAATAAAAATATATAAAAGAAAAGAATAAAAATAGTAAAAAAAAATTGATAGATGATTTATCAATTATTTCAGATAGATTGACTAAACAATCAATAGTAAGACTAAAGGATAAATATAATATCAGTAAGATATTAGAAAAAGAAATATATCAAAATGCATTTGATTCATATCTTGAATTTTTATATTCTGCACATTTTAAGAATTTTATAAAAGATAGTATTGATTATGAATTATATTTAGAGCATATAACTAGAATAATTGAAAAAGAACAGAAAAAAGTATTAGATAAAATTTTTTCTGTAAAAGGTTCAGGTAAATCAAAAACTAAATCTAAATCTAAATCCAAATCCAAATCCAAATCAAAAACTAAATTAAGACGTAGACCAAAAGTAAAATTAGATGAAGATGATTCAGAAGATGAAATGTATAAACAATTTGATAAAACAGAAACACCTGAAGAAAGATATGCGAAATATATAAAAAGAATAAGAAAAATTGATATTGATCTGAACAATAAAAGATTTCTAGATATTGAAGAAGAAAGAAAAAAAAGAGAAGAAGAAAATAAGAAAAGAGGAATAATAATCTAAATAATTTAATTAATAACAAAATTATTTATCTACGTTTTAATCTATTTTTTAGTTGTTGTTTAGACATAGATTTACCACCTAAAACAACACCACCATATGGTTCTTGATCATAACCATAACCATATTGACTTGATACACGATTTATATCTTTAGCAACATCACCAACAGGACCAGGAATATATGAAGCTAAATCTGATGCTTTACTAATTATTTTATTATCTTTCACAAATTGATTAGCTTTACTTAAATTTTTAATAGCTTTTTGACCAAAATTTTTCAATCCAGTCATAAAATTACCACCATTAACTTCTTGTACATCTAAATAACTGTAATATGGTTTTTGTTTAGCATTTAATATATCTTTTGTAGAAATAACTGCAGCACCACTATTAGTAATTGTAAATGTTCCTTCTAAAACAGGAATAACATATAGAGATACATTTGCATTATCCCAAGCACCAGATGAATTTACATTTTTAGCAATACATGATAATTGTAAATTATATGTTCCTTGACCTAAACCAGGTGCTTCATTATCATCTAAACCAATATCTGATGCAAATTCAATACAAATGATAGAACCAGGTCCACCAAATCTATTAGAATTTTGATCCCAAGGAGCACCACCGACATCATACATTAATTGTCCAGACCATTCAGACCAAGACATACTACAATGATTTTTCTTACTCATTTCATATAATTGGAATGGAGTAGCATTAGCAAATAATCCTGTATAATTTTCAAATTGAATGGATAAATTTTTAAGAGCATAATAACAATCAGTAACACCAGGATTAGAATAGTAATAATTATTACTTGGACGAGCATAAACATATACTCTTCGAGGGATAGATGCTAATTGAATATTGTTACTTTGAATTTGTGTTTCAGCTCCAAAAGCAATAGCATTATTTGTATCAGTCACATATTTATCAACTGCAAAATATGGATAAGTAATTGGTAATTGAGGATTAACTCTAGTAGCAGCATCTGGAGTAATATATGTAATATTTAAATAAGGTTGACTAATTTCATATGAGAATGGATATGTGGTAAAATTATTAAATTGTACACTAGCAGAAGTAATAACAGAAATAGCAGGATCATTATTATGTGACCAAGCTCTATTAGCTGGACCAGAACTTAAAAAGTTAAATACCCAATCCATAGAGGTAACATTTGCAAATGCAGATGCATTTTCACCTCCCCAATAAAGTGGTGATAACATAATTTGTTCTGTACAAATCATATCAACTACTGCTACTAATTGTGCCACGGCAGTTCCATTATTAACTGGATTAGACACAATTTTAAAACCTGAAAATCCACCTCTTCCAGATACATCTTGGAAATTTGAATCTCCATACATAGAAAGTGGATTACGAACTGTTCCAATAAGATCACCATATGATTGTGAACAATCAAGACAAGTTGGAGTCATAGAATAATCTCTAGCAAATAATTTACGATCAGTATTAAATCTTAATAATGCATGAATAATTTCTCCTATATTTTGCGTAACACCACAATTGTTAATCGTCAATTGTATAGTATCTATCATTGAATGAATTGGAAATGCTCTTGGGGCATCATGATTTTTATTTAATACACTAAAACCAGGAGCAACATTAGCAGTAAATGTAAGTCTCATAGGTAAAGTAAATGTAATTTTTCTATCAACTAAAATTGAATTTGAAGGTGGAGGTGTTTGAAAGTTAATATTAGCTGTAGAAACTGAAGTTGATGTCCAAGGTTTAAACGTTGTGCGTTTACCACATTTTAAAACAGAATAAACACGTTTATTATCGATTATAACTCTTGGGTCTTTTACTAACACTGCATCTAATGGTTGGTATGATAAACTCATTTTATACTATAGATTTAGATAATAAAAAATGAATTAAGAATTTTTAATATTATTGTTATAAATACTTTTTTTAAAGAAACCGAGTTGAATTTCACATGTTTCATAAGGTCTTAAAAAGAATGGTAATACTTCACCTTCGTGTGATAACCATGCTATTTGTAGTCCTATTTTTTTAAGTGGAATAGATGAAATTAAATCTGTTAATCTATATTGATCTCTAACATCATATCTTACATATCCTTTTCCTTGTGATGTCGTTTCTATATTTGGACTAAATGAAAATAATATTGGTGTATCATTAACTAAATCAGGATTACCTACAGTTTTAGATGATGTAGTTTGATTTTTTATTGGAAGTGTAGAAGAATAAATTATAATTTTTGAAATTGGATTCCATGCTGGTAAACAATAATATTGTTGGGTATATTGCCAATATGTTCCAGCAGGATTATATACACCATTAATATCGGAAACATTACCTAATTTATACATAGTAATTTCATATCTATCGCCAATTGGTAATGGATATCTATAATATTTATATTCAAAACCATCTAAATAATTTATAGCAGCATTATTTAATTGAATAGTTGCACCTGCTGTCACAAAAGCATCATCAACAATTAATTGAATTTTAGGAAAATCACCTTGTAATAAAACAAATCTAGGTGGTGTACCTAGAAATCCAATACTATTATATATATTAGCTAATGTTGTATTAAAGCATTCTAATAACATAGTATATGAATAAATATAATAATATGTTGTGACTACTTGATATGGTTGATTTTGTACTGGAGGAGATATTAAAGTTGTGTCAACAGTTGGTACAAATATAACAAATTGAGAATGATCAATACCTAAATATCTTATTGTAAATTCAGATGTCATAAGATTAGGATTTGGTTGATTTGGAAATACTCTAGCAATACCTAGAGGTAAACTTTGTAAAGGAATTATATAATCTGTAACAGCAACATAATAATCAGTTGGATTATTTAATAATGGTTTATTTTGAGTAACTTCATATTTTGCATATGTTGCATCAGTTTCTAAAACTCTTGCATCTTTTCCAAAAGATAATCTTGCATTAAAATATATATTATCATTATCTTCTTTTCTAATATTATTATTCATTACTAATTAATAATATTTTATAATATTATAAATTATATGTCCATTAAAAATATTTTACAAAATAATAATTTAAATATTATTACAAATGAATCACATATCGATAATATTACTGTTACAAATGCGATATCAACAAATTTAGTTACTAGTAATGATATTACAGCAACAGATTCTATAACTTGCGAAAAAATTACAGTAAGTGAAATAGATGGATCAGATTCTATAATACAATTAAATAAATCATTAATACCAACTCAGGATAATATATTAGATATAGGCGCTAGTAATAAAAAAATAAATAATATTTATGTTTCTAATTTAAGTGGAGCTAACAATACTCCAGTTAATTTTCCTACTGGTATTGCTTTTCAAAACATAGGACCAAATCAACAAAAATTAAATTTATATCAAAATTTTTTTGGGGTATTATTAGTAAGTGGATTTAATATAATTACTGTAGCTCCTTATAATGCTCTTAAAATAGGGAATATAGTTCAATTAAATTTTAAATGTCCAATAGGAACTATTACAAATATTGGACCTGGCGAATTTTTAGTATTAAATTCTTTACCTACAGATATTACTCCAAATGATGATATAGCATTTACATATCCAGCTCAAATAGATACAAATGTTTATGGTATTTGTACTGGTCTTATTACTTCTGGTAATGAGATACATCTTTTTGCAGGAATTAAACTTAATACTCCTTTTAGTATTAATGCTGTAGCAGGACCAGTATCTTCAACTATTAATATATCAGTATCATATATTGTTTAATAAAAATTTTACTATTTAAAATAATTAATAAAATATAAAATATCGTGAATAATTATAATGTCTATTCAGAATATTTTACAACCTAATAATTTAACTATTTATTCTAATGATTTACAAACTAATCAAATATTTGCTACTGATATTACAGTATCAGATGAATTATTAGCTAATAATATTGTAGCAACAGATGAAGTAACATGTAATACACTTATTGTAGAAGAAATAGATGGTTCAAATCCTACAATTGAATTAAATAAATCATTAATACCAACACAAGATAATGTAGTAGATTTAGGATCTGCTATTCGTAGAGTAAATAATATATATGCTGTTAATTTATCAGGAGCTCTTAATATACCAGTTAATTTGCCTACTGGCATAATATTTCCTGGACTAAATCAACAAATATTAGAAAGTTATACTAATTATGATGGTAGCTTAAATATTTCAGGTTATACTAATACAACATTACAAGCAGGATATAATGCACTTATGATAGGAAGTATTGTTCAATTAAATTTTAAATTTCCAGCTGGTACAACTGTTAGTACTCCAACTATTTTACAAATTGAACCATTACCAGCTGAAATTGTTCCCGATGAAGATGTTATGTTTGTATATCCAGCACAAACAAATCATAGTCCTTTAACTTATGCTATGTGTACTGGGGTTGTCACTGGTACAGGACAAATACTACTTTATGGTGGAATACCAATTGGTAGTACATTTCCTGCTAATGCTATAGTTGGTTCAATATCAAATACTATTAATATTAGTGTTTCATACATTGGTCCAGGAGAATAAGTAATTAGTATAATTTGATAAATTAATAAAAATATTAAAATATTATTATTAATATATGTCTCTTCAAAATTTATATACTCATAATAATGAAATATTATTTTGTAAAAAATTAACAGCTGATAATTTAGATTTTGGTAATGTAGAAGTTGATCATATTACTGTTGATAATGTAACAGTATTAACCACAATAAATACATCAAATATAAATTCTGGAACATCATTATTTAATACTATTGATACATTAACAATCAATGCTCAAACTGGTAATATGGGAACAATAAATTCTCAAAATATTAATAGTTTAAATATTACAACTGAAAATCTTAGTTCTCAAACTTTTACAACCCAAAATGAAACGGTTAATAATTCAACAATTAATAATTTAACAGTAAATAATAGTTTAACAGTTCCTACTTTAAATGCAACTAATCTTGTATCTCAAACACTTACAACTAATGATGCAACAATAAATAATAGTTTAACAGTTCCTACTTTAACATCAAATAATATTGATAGTACAAATATTACTATTAGTAATACTGCATCTATTAATAATTTATCAACAAATACTATTTCTACAAATAATATAACTTCACCATTAGCAGATATTGATAATATTACTAGTGATAATCTAACTGTGAATAATACAGCAACAATAAATACTCTTAATGTAAATACTACAATAACTGCACCAAATATTTCAACAAATAATATTACTTCTTCTAATGGAAATATAAGTAATTTAACATCATCTGATATTAATTGTATTAATTTAACTGCATCAAATAATATAATATCTCCTAATGCTAATTTAGATACTATTTCTGGTACTAATTTAACTTATGTAAATGGTTCAATAGATCAATTAAATGGTTCTAATGTACAATATGATACAGGTTCTATATCAGATATTTCTGGTTCTAATCTAACATATGATACTGGATATATTCCAACATTATCAACAAAAGATTTAACAGTAACTAGTTCAATTGTATCTTGTCCAAATGCTAATATTGATAATTTAACTGTTAATAATACATTTTCTGCACCATTATTTGAAGCTCCTGATATGCATGTAGATTATGTAAGATCATATTCAGTAGGTAAAACAACATTTCAAGAAAAGGTAGTTGTAGATACTCAATTTAATTGTCCAGTAGTAGGTGCTAATACAATAATAACAAATGGAAGTGGAACAGTAGCTTTTGGTAATAATGTTACTGGATCAAATATTAATTTATCAGGAACAATGACATCACCAAATACAAAAACAAATATTATTGATACAGTATCAGGATCAGGATTTATTAACTTTCAACGACCATTAGTATTACCTAATACAACAATATCAAGTGCATTAGCATATTATTCATATAATACATTAACATTAAGTACATCTGGTTGTATTAGTACTACAATATCTGGTTTTGCTGTTAGAGTTGGAAATATGATAACTGTATATGTACAATGTTTTCCACAAACTACTTTAGCAACAGCTGGTTCTGTATTATTCATTAATGGGTTTCCTAGTCAATATTTTCCTAATGTAGGAGCAACGAGAGGTCTTTGTGAAGTTAATGGAGTTGGTGTAGCTGTAGTAGGTAGTTATGTATTTAATGCAGCTGGTCAATTAAATATATTTTCAGGTGTTGGTGGTGGAGGATTTGGATTAGGATCACCATGTGGATTATTTGGAGCAGCAACTGATTATGCATCATTTAGTTTAATTACAAATATTTAATTCCAATGATAAGATAAATTATAATAATGTATTATTTTAATTTATAAATAAATGAACCTCAATAATTATATAAAAACTGCTTTATCAAATTTTCAACTTTTAGAATTAGTGAGAGATAATGCTAATGTTGTTTTATATCCTGATATTTGGAAATATAAATCAATAGATCAATTACTTTATCCACATAATGCTTGTTTTCTTTTATTTGAAACTAACCCATATTATGGTCATTGGTGTGCTATTATTAAATATGGAAAAACAATAGAATTTTTTGATCCATATTCAGGTTACCCAGATGATGTTTTAGATTTTATTCCTAATGATTTTAAAAATAAATCAAATCAACAATTTCCTTATTTAACTAAATTATTGTATGAGTGTCCATATAAAATTGAGTTTAATGATCATAAGTATCAAAAACATAAAAAAAGTATTAATACATGTGGTAGACATTGTGCTGTTAGAATATTATACAAAAATCTTAATTTAAAACAATATGATAAATTTATTAAATCAAATTGTAAAAAAATGAATATGGATCCTGATTCATTAGTAACATATTTAACATTGGTTATTAATAAAGGTAAATTTTAATTCTGTATTCTGTAATACGCAACCGGGTTGCTTTCTACTGAATAGAATATAAAAGGTTATAAAAATTTTGATTTAAAATAATCTTAATATCTATAATTAGTATATATGAATAAAATGAATAAAAACATATTAGATAAATTAAATAATAAAACAATTAAAACATATCCACAATTAATTGATGAAATTCGTAATGAAAAGATTAGATTAATAAAAGAATATGAAACCATGCCAATATTATTTCCATCTAATTATAATGGTCCACATATATTTAGTTTATTATATGATTATGAAACAACAAAAATATCTGTTCAAGCACAAAAAAATAATGATAAAATTAAATTAATAGTAAAAATACAGGATGAATCAGATCAAGCGATGAAGAAAGTATTTAGCGCAGCAACAAGATATAGATATGAAATAAATAAAATAATAGAAGATATGACTGACACAAAAATGATATTCACTAATATTGAGGGAGATATTGAAGGAGATAATCATATTAATATATTTACATTAGTGTTAGTATTAGAAATAGATATTGTTATATATGATTCTATTAAAAATTATTATATGTGTAAATTATGTCATTGTCATATTCATAAAAATATATATGATAGTCATATATGTAATATTAGATTTATGTTATAATACTCTTTACAATTACAGAATAGATTACTATCCGGTATTCAGAAAAACTTACCCATGGCAAAAATTACGGAATAGATTACTATTTCCTATTTAATCATTTTCCACAGTGGAAAATGACTAGATAGAAATTAATAATGAAATATTTTAATCTCAGATTAATATATATGAATAAAAACATATTGGATAAATTAAATGATAAAAAAATTAAAACATATCCACAATTAATCGATGAAATTCATAAAGAAAAAATTAGATTAATGAAAGAATATGCATCTATGCCAATAATATTTCCATCTAATTACAATGTTTCATATATATTTAGTTTATTATACGATTATGAAACAGTAAAAATATCTTTTGAAGCACAAAAAAATAATGATAAGATTAAATTAATAGTAAAAATACAGGATGAATCAATGAATAAAGCATTTAATGTAGTAACAAAATATAGACATGAAATAAATAAAATGATAGAAGATATAACTGATACTAAAATGTTATTTACTAATTTTGATGAACACGGTGATATTAATATATTTACATTAATGTTAGAAATAGATATTGTTATCTATGATTTTATTAAAAATTATTACTTGTGTAAATTATGCCATTGCTACAATTATAAAGATGAACATGATAGTCATATGTGTAATATTAGATTTATGTTATAATACTCTTTACACGGAATATTCCGCAACGGGGCAAAGGTGTATCGCAAAGGCGTGTAACATTGTATAAAATATTATTAACCTCTATTACATAGTAAAAACGTATTTTACCTAATATAAAATCATGAATTACGATAATTACCATATATCTTACCCTGAAATTTTCCGTCAGCCGGAATTTTACATAGTAAAAAATATGGATATACTAACCCATTATTATGTTGCTAAATAAATCGGACTTACAACTTCTAGTTGTGATTTTTATTACTAGAAATCTACATTAATTTAAATATATTTAGATTAATTTAAAATATATAATAAAAAATCAAAATTTATTTTCTCACCATATATTATATGTCTAAAATGAATAAAGAAAAATCGGACTTACACTCAAGTGTGAAAACTGATGCAAATATAGATGATATATTTGATATACATGATAATAATAATAACTATGAAATAGCTAGAGGATTTGATCGTGGTGTTGATTATTTACCTATGAAAAATAAATTAATAGAAGCATACAATAATATTATTGAAAAAATTGATAAACTTGAAGAAGATGATATGACTATTGTTCGTAGAATTATTCAATTGAAGAAAAAAATGGTATATATTTTAGTTGCAATGATACAATTAAGAAATGGAAGTAGAATTAGTGAAGCATGCCATGCAATTAAATATTTTTACATGAAAGATGATTATGGAAATAAATTATTAGTTAAAATATCAAAATCTGAAGCTATCAAATATAAAGATGGTAAAAAAATAGTAACAAAACCACGTTATCGTAAAATGATATTTCCAAATGATTGGTTATCTAAATTTAATTCAGATTTTGTTAAAGATGCATTTTGTCATATTCCATTTAATAGATTAAAGAAAAGAGTACTTGATTATTTATTAATATATCATAAATGTAATACTCATAGTCTTCGTTATGCATGTATTAATTATCTTATCTATGATATGGGACGTCCATTAAATGATGTTGCTAAATTTGTAGGTCATGTTGATTTATCTATGTTAACAAAATATACCCAGCAAAAAAATTGTGAGAAAATATTTGAATTAGATATGTAATCGGACTAAGTCCAAAATCTATTAAGTAAAATGCCAAAAATGGCATATTTTACTTAATACATAAGCAACATTGTTCTATATTACGTAATAAAATTTTATGTTTTTACTCGGTAAAATTGCAAAATTTGCAATATTGCAAATTTTCTGAGTATTGGTTCCCATTTGAACAGTAAATAATGTTTCAGATGCCCATTCAGCAAATTTATCAACTGATTTATTTCTGGATGTGAACAATACTTTTAATACACCATAATATGTAAGATATAATTTTTGTATTCCGTCATGGGCGTGGCCCACTGTTTTTTCGGAATAGAAATATTCGTAGTGTTTATACTTTTTATAAGAAAATCTAGTATCAATTATTGACGTTTGTAAATTAGGCATCTTAAACCGCGGTGTTTTTCTGAGTAAGAACTTTATTTAATATTAACTCTTGCATCAAGACCAGATAATAATGCGGCAAGTGCTCCTTTTCCACCACCTAATACATCATATAAATGTTGGCCAACTTCATATGCTCTATTTTCATTCATTCTACCACCTTTATGCATCTTTTTTTTTTTTAATTCTACCGCCCATCATT